GACATGAGCCACAACGCCAATACACTCAATGGCCTAGTGTATTGGATTAGGATAGAGGGCCGGATATTCCGAGACCCTGGCGACCTAGATAACCAGGGGATGATGATGGTGCCGTTGAGCACCGAGATGCCATGATCCTTCGCAGTTTGGCTATGGTAACGTTACTTAGTCTCTGGCCCAGCATTACCATGGGCATAGAGCCGCCCCTGACTATATCCGTAGCCGGTATACAAATGATTGCCTTGGTCCGTCCACATGGGAAGGTCATCCCTATGGGGCGATCTATTGAGCAGATACTTCGTAATCCGCTTGGGAATTAGATGGATGCTTTAGTGTGACCCTAACCCACATATCTTTCGCTAGACACAGGGTCAGGTATGTCGGTGATTATATCTTCTTGTTCAGAGACAGAGGCCCAGACGATCAAGAAGAGGGTCTCGCCATGATGCTCCGATGCCTTGGTTTTAGCTTACTTGAGGACAGACTAGAGCCATGCTTCGACCTAGATGAGCTTCGGTCGAGGGATCAAAAGATAAAGGAGAATAGGACATGCAACTTCTCTTCGGTGTTGGCGCCCTCTGGGGCCAGCGGAGTGACAAGACTGGCATCGGACCAGACCAGTTCGCTGTCCTCCAAGACAACTCCATAGACTTCACCTTCGAAGTCAAGGAACTCTACTCGCAACTCGGGTATCCCATCGACATCGCCCGAGGGAAAGGCAAGGTCACTGGCAAAGCCAAAGTAGCCCGGGTCTTCGCCAATCTCTATGCCAATATCTTCTTTGGTGAGACCGTGGCAACGGGCGAGACCAACACGGCCCAGAACGAGATACATACCCTCGCCTCGGGTACGATGACCGTCTCGTTCTCGACGGCCTATGTCGCGGACCTCGGCGTCTACTATAGCTCCGGTGGCAATCTTCGCTTCCAGTCTGTCACTGGCGCTCCGAGTTCGGGCCAATACAGCACGGGTGTCAACGGCGTCTATACCTTCGCCGCTGGCGATGTGGGTGCTGTGGTTAGCGTGAGCTACGTCTACACCGACGCCGGTGGCAAGACCATCACGATCAATAACCAGTTCATGGGCTACACCCCGACCTTCGTCGCCACCTTCTATCAGTCGCGTAACACCCAAGGCAGTTCGGGCCAGATGACCCTACGGCTCAACGAATGTGTCAGCAGCCATCTGACTATCCCCACTCGTATCGACGACTACGCCATCCAAGACTTCGACTTCCAAGCATTTGCGGCAGGCAACAACGTCGTCGGTACTATCTCCACAACGGAGTAATACCATGTACAGAGGCACAAAAATAACGATCGGGGACGAAGAGTTCATCGTACCGCCGATCTCCTTAGGGCAACTACGGAACGGAATGCTCGCCAGGCTCAAGGAGCATGACCAGCTCGTCAACGACGGCAAGCTCTTTGAGACTGTGGAACTTCGTGGGCAGATCATCCTCGAAGCTCTTCGGCGCAACTACCCCGACTTCCCCGAAGAGAAGTTGCTTAGCTTCTTAGATATGGGCAACACGGCTCCAATATGGCTCTCGATCCTCGGGGCTAGTGGGCTCAACCAGGGGGAAGCTCAAGCGGTGAGGGCGATTGGGACATCAGGCCCATCTACCGAAGCCTCACCGCAGCCTACGGGTGGACCTACTCCGAAATCGACGAACATACAATAGGCGAGGTCCGAGAGCTATACGAAGGCTGGACCGACCACCCGCCTACTAATCTCCTCGTAAAGGCATTGGTAGAGGGCTTCGGTGGAGGAAAAAAGAGAAGCAATGAGCTTATCGACATTCCTCCCGAAGCCAGAGATGCCATGCAAACATCGGCCGTCGCTGCCCTAGCGACTAGGGCTGATCCCAAATGGTTGCCTATTACCAGGGGGCGTGACCCTGGCTTGCCGAAAGCTGCTCCTGTCTTTGACCTTGATGAACTTCGTCGGCGCAATGCAGAGGCGCTAAAGCAACGCATGAGTAAAGAACATGGCGACTGAACGAGAACTCGGCATACAGATAACCGTCAACGACGCCACGGCTCTGGCTAGTCTGAAGAACCTTCAGGCGACTTTAAGAAGCCTAGAGGACTATATTCAGAGAATGGGCGGCACGGCTCAGGATGCTGGTGGCAAGATCACCAACTCGCTCAGGGCTGAGGCTGATGCCGTCCGCGCCGCCATTGCTGCTCGCCAAGAGCAGATGAAGGCCATTAACTCGGTTAAGGAGTCTCTAGAGGGCGAGATTGCGACTCGGGAAGAGTATATCGCGAAGCTTCAAGAACAACAAACGCTTGAGTATGCGCTAGGCCCCGCGCAAGATCGGCAAATCCAAAAGGCATCGGAAGCGAATACGGCCTTTGAGCAACTGGGCGACTCGCTGTCTCATGTCGCCATGTCGGATAACGCCGTGCGGCAGGTGGCGTATGATGCCGCTGCTGCGCTAGAGACGCAACAAAAAGCTGCTGCATCTCTAGCCGAGACCACTGCCGTCATGACTATGGAAGGCCGGGCGTTCTTCGACTCGTGGCAGCAAAATATCCTCGGCATGGGCGCAGCACCCCTCGACCGCCTCGCGGCGCAGATGGAGACTCGGCTCGCCGCCGTAGAAGCCGCCGCGAAGTTAAGAGCCGATCGGCTATATGCCCTGACTGGCGATAAAGCTCCAGGTGCTGCCGGGCCGTTACTGACTGAGGTCGGTGTCCAAAAAGCCATTGACGATATGGCGAAGCTGAAGTTAGCGAACTACGACGGGGCTGCATCTGTTAAGGTCTTTGAGGAAGAGGAACGCAAACTAAACGAACTGATTGATGTAATGGGCGCCGAGGCACACTGGGAGGATGCTCTCGGCGGAAGGAGCTTCGCTGAAGCCAGTGGGGAGATTGATAAAGCTACTGGGAGTATGGTTCGGGCCAGTACTGCCTCAAGTGTCCTCGGGCGTGAGGTACGCCACGTCGTCGGTGGCTTTGATGCTATATCCCGAGGCCAGTACGGCCAGCTCTGGAGCAGTGTTGCGTCCGGTATGCGTGATGCCGGACTTGGTGCTACTGCTCTCATCGGCTCTGTCGGTACCCTAGCCGTTATCATGGGTGCCCGCGCCATTATCGAGGGCGCGGATAGGATGGGCCATTGGGCCGAACAGATGAAGGTAGCGGCTTCGGCCTCTGCTATGTCTGTCCAAGACTTCACGGCCCTTGTAGGCGTTCTCAAAGAGTCGGGGGTTAAGGCGGAGTCTGCCGAGTCTAGCCTACGCCATCTAGCCGTTACTATGGGCACTGCCCTCGCTACGCCAACGTCGCAGGCGGCGGAGGCGTTCCATGTTCTCGGCATTACTCAAGAGCAACTTAACCAGACGCATGGGAATGCTGCGAAGGTCTTGGACCTATTGGCCGATGCCTATAATCGCACCGCTGACAGCGCCAACAAGAGCCGAGCTTTTGAAATCCTCCTTGGTCGGTCTTTCCAAGAGCTAATCCCAATCCTTGAGGGAGGTAGTCAGAAGCTAGAGGCATTTAAGCAACATATCGAAGATATGGGTGGTGCTCTAACCGAGCAAGGTGTCGCTAAGCTAACGGACACAAGCAAGGCCATAGATGATCTAGCTAATCGCATTCACGACGATGCTATCGCGGCGTTTGAAGCTTGGGGGCCGACGATCCAGGCGGTTGTAGGCTTCCTCGGCACTCTGCTTGACGTAGCACTAAAGGTGACGACTGCCATCGGCTCTGTGACCTCGGCAGTGGTCAACTCCATCTCAGACCTGGATAGATGGCTCGGCCTCTCTAAACAAGCCGAGAACCAAGCTCTTCGGACTTCGGTAATCACGGCCCTTGGCCCACTCGGGCCGTTAGTAGCTGGGTTCCTCCCGGGTGCAGAGGAACCCCCGGCGGCAGCAGCGCCCGACGCGGGGGCAAAGCATCAGCCCGGTGTGCCTGGAGGCAAAGCCGATGTCGCGGCCATAACCAAACAGACCACTGAGTTGGAGGCGATGCGTCAGGCCGAGGACGCTGCCGCAGAAGCAGCCTCTCGGGGTGCCAAGACTGTCAAACAAGCTATGGAGGAAGAACTCCAAGCTCGCATCAATGTAATCAAACAGACCTTGGCGGCCCATACACTGAGCATTGCCGATCAGGCAACGGCTGAGAAAGAACTCACTGACAAGATCATATCGCTTCGGCATGAACAGCTCAGTGGCACCAACGCTGCCGCTAAGGCTGCGGCAAGGGAGAGCTACGCCGAGTTCGTCCAGCAAGAGAAGGCGAAGCTACTAGAGGCCGGCACTAATGCTAAGGCCATCGCCTCTATTTACGACGAATGGGCCAAGGCATCGGTAGAGATATATAAGCAAAAAGCCTCGGAGGAGATGCGGATTGAGAACGAGAAGACTAGGGTTCTTATAGAGTTGGCGAAGAAGCTAGCGGCCGAGCAACTAAAGGCCAAGCTTGAAGCTATTAAAGAAAGCGCGAGGGAAGAGGAGGGCGCAGTTCGGCTACTGACGCTCCAGACGCAACTCACTGATATCGCGCAGCGTAGATATCAATTCCAGGGGCAACAGAAAGACACGGCCGAAGCGGATATCCAGAGATCGCAAGAACGCGTGACCGAGGCTGAGCAAGTCCAGGCCATGGCTGATAAGGAAGTCTCGGCCCTGGAGCAGGTCAGGGACGCCGCAGAGAAGGGCTCACAAGTACAGAAGGATGCTCAGAACGAGATAGTTAGTGTCCTTACCCAGGCCAAGCAAAAAGAGATCGAGCTATATAAGCAGGCCGGCGATGCGGCGGTTGCCGCTGCCAACAAGACCGTGGCCGGCTGGACTAGCACGTTCGATACTATTGGGTCGCAGTTTGAGCAATTCGGCACCGAGATAGTCAAGTCACTGATCGCGCCGCAGACTACTATAATCAAAGTCGGTTTGACTTCGATAAGAGAACAAACCAGTGGGGTTAAGGCGGCCTTTAGAACATTGTTCCTTGGCATTGCTCAGGACATAGGCAAGACATTAGAAACAGCTTTGGGCCATGCTATTGCTCGGGCACTATCAGGCGGTGCGTCAGATACTATCAGCGACCTCCTCGGCAAGCTATTCTCTAAGGTCTTCTCTAGCGCGACGATGGATGCGGCGGGCAAAGCTCTAGGCAGCGTGGCTAGCAGTGCCACGGGCGCAGCCACTAGCACCGCTCCTATCGTCAGTGCTATAACGGCCTCGGCAACGGCAACTGGCACGGCCATAACGGCAGCAAGCACCGCGCAAACTACTGCCCTGAGTACGGCAATCGCTTCTAGTACAGGGGTGCTAGCCCCTCTACTCACCGCTATAAACTTTACTCTCGGGCTGATTTTTTCCAAGCCTAGTGTCGCGGGTACTACCTTCGCCGGTGGTGGTATTGTCTCGGCCGCAGGCGGTATGGTATCTATGGGTGGACAGATAGCCTTCCTCCACGAGAGGGAGATGGTACTGCCTCGGCATCTGTCTGAGGGCGTCCAGAAGATGTTGTCGAGTTGGGAGTTCACCAGAAGCAATGTCGCAAACCTGAACTATTCTCCTAACGTCCAGATGGGTCGGGGCCGAGGTGGCACGGGCATGACCCGATCTGAGTTTAATCAGATGATGAACCTACACTCGGGCACTATGCTCGGAGAGGCCCGTAACATGATCCGTTCGGGCTGGAGACCATGACAGGAGATGACAAATGGAAATCTTCACTATCGTCTGTGAGAATATCGCTGTTACTGCTGCTCAGGACGTGCTATCGGCGTATGCGGGCGCTTCTCGTAAACTGCAAGTGCTTGCCATCGAGATGGCGGCGAACGGACAAACCACCGTCGGAAACTACGCCATCCGACTGAAGTACTTACCAACTACTGTCACTGCCGGTACGGGCGGCGCGGCTGTCACGCCCCGCAACGTCAATCCCGATGGCGCCACGGCGACCTTCACGGCAAGGCGCAACGACGTGACACAAGCCTCGTCTTCGGGCACTGCCTATGACTACATCGCCAGCCAGTTCAATCCGATCAACGGATACTATTGGCAAGCGCCGGTGCCAGTCGGCGATGAGCCCAAGGCAGACCTGAGCACAGCCGTGGCACTGTCCCTAGACTCGGTGACGGGTACACTCAACGTCAGCGCAACGATGTGGCTTAGGGAAATCTAATGTCAACGATATGGATCGAGGGGTTCGACAAGTACGGACCCCCGAACATCTCCACGGCCTATACTCCGTTTCTGTATGGGATGAGCAATTGGGGCTGGGTCGGGCAGGCCCCACTGTTCACCATAGTACCGGGCTTGGCTGGGCTCGGGGGCGGGGCGATCCAGATCGGGCCGCAAGTATTACCCCGATCAATCTCCCTCCAACGGGGTTTTCAGCAGAATGCTACCCGAGTTATCGGGGGCAGCCGGTTCATGTCGAACCTCGATGGCGATTGTGGCTTCGTCTTCTACGACGGACCGACACCACAGGTCTATCTCTTCGTTCTAAACACCACCGGCCAGATTTCTCTCTATCCGGGCAATGTCTATGGACCGGGCTATCCCAATAACCCGCCCATAGCTGCCTCGGCAGCATCAGTCGCCGCCAATGTCCCACATATGATCGAGTGGGACATTAGCTTCGGCCCGGCCTCTGCCTATAACATCTACCTCGACGGGGTGAATGTCCTATCCGGCATAGGTAATACCCAACAAAGCTCGAATGGCTGGGCCAATAACTTCGCGTTCTGGGTCCATGCTGGTTTCAACGGCTCTACCTTCACCCTAGATGATGTCTACTTCTTCAATAGCACGGGGGCCTACAACAACGCCGTGCTACTGTCAAACCCGACGGTCTATACCGACTTCCCCATTGCCGATCATCTAAAGCAGTTCACCAACATAGGGAATGTGGTGGGCGATTACTTCGGTCCCAACCCACTCGACCCCTCAAACGCCTATAACACCAATGCATTTGCGACTGGCGCGAGTATCGGGGCGAATAACTTGTACTTGCAGCCCATAACGCCGAACGTGAACTGCACCATAAATTCGATTGGCGTATGTGTGGGCTCGTCCGGTAGCGGCGCGACGGTCAATATGAGAGGCGTTCTATACTCCGATGGTAGTGGTGCGCCGAACACACTCCTATCGAATGGTACGGCGACTATAGGTATCACTCCCGGCGCTATCACGACCTTGCCTCTATCGACCCCGACTGCTCTCACCGCAGGGACGCAATACTGGATCGGCTTTATCAACGATGCCCAGTTCAACGTACAGTACTGGGACTGGACTAATATAGCCTCGGGCACTGGTGGCGTCGTCTACAACGGGCGGATAGTAGCGAACACTTATGCCAGCGGCCCGCCGAGTACAGCCCCAGCTATGACCCCAGGTCAGCGCAGCGTCGGCATCTTCGGCGCTTGCACCGGCGCAGCGACTAATTGGCAGAGCGAGGCTTATAACCATCCGCCCCTAGCTGGTGTTGCCGGGGTTCAATCGGCCACAATCGGCATCGAAGACCTCTATCAATATCCGGGCTTGCCCACGAACATCGGCTCTGTGTACACCGTTAGTGTCAGCGGTAATACCTATGTGTCCGGGCCAGGTGTTCGCAAGTATAACCTAGTGGCACTATCGGGGGCTACTACTGGCTACGGCAGTAATACCGGCATTCAGGCAATTTCAAATCAGACTTGGGGGCAAAGTTACTTCGACGTTGACCCGGCGACTGCCGTACCATGGACTAGGACCGGGGTTAGTAATGGCTTCTATGGGATGTTGGTAACGGCATGACCAACTGGTTTGTCAATAACGGCGACGCGATGACCACAGGCTACTGGGCTGTTGCCCAGTGGCTACCTCGGACTTCTTATGCTAATGGCGCGATCGTCCGACAAGATGGTGGGGGTGGTGGCTATACCTTCGGCATTGCTCTAGACATCACCCACACTAAAATCTGGGTCTATGACGGTCGATCTGGGCTCTGGAACAACGATGTTATCGCCAATCAGAACCCCGCGAGCAATACCGGGGGCGTGACCTACACGACCACTGGCGCGCTATTCCCGGCATGGTCGAATAACAATAACAATACCCCAGGGCTAAATGGCTCCGTCACCGCCAACTTCGGGGCCACATCATTTGTTTATACGATGCCATCGGGCTTCTCCTCGGCGAACACAGCAGCTAGTGCCACCGTCACTTGGAACCCGGCAGATAAGAATGCCGCCGTCACTCTCTCCGGTGGCAACCTAACGGCAACTGGCTCCATTGGCAACAACGCTAACATCGCCGTTCGGGCGACCAATAGCTTTAGCTCGGGCCTGATCTATTGGGAAATCACCATCGTCAGCATCGGTTGGTGGCAGAACATGGGTCTTGCCAATGCCACAGAGAGCCTGTCGAACTTCATCGGCCAAACGACCAATAGCTTCGCCTATGAGACGAGTGATGGGAAGTACGTCACGAACAACACTGGCGGCGCTGTCATCGGCTTGCAGGGTACGCCAGTTAGCCAAGGCAACGAGCGATGCTTCAAGAACAACGGCTCCGTTTTCACTAGTGGCACAAGCCAGCCGAGTTGGAGCCTTGGCAGTGGCAGTACGACCACCGATAGCACCGGCACTTGGACTGAGGTTACGGGCACTAACGCCAACGGATGGAATGCACCGTGGGCGAGGATGCAGCAGTTTACCTCGAACCGGGGCGCGGGCGGCGACACCATCATGGTCGGTAATAACCATGTGGAGTACTTCGGCGGTATTACGACGGTCCATCTAGGCTCTACGCTACAGAATAACTTTTTCCATTGGATTTCAATGGATCATACTGTTTCATCGCCGACATCGGCTAATGCCCTACCAGGTGCTACCTTCAACGGTGTCAATGCCATTGGCACTTTGAGCGATTACTATAGTATGAACGGCATTACACTTATTAACTCCGCTGGTGGGTCAATACAACTCGGTAGCTCGCAAGTACAATACTATGCGAACTGTACCTTCTCAGTCACGGCTAGTGGTTCGTCCTTCAACCTATCGGGCGGAGGTTCGGGCAACACTAATGCCCTATTCTTCGACAATTGCACTTGCCAAGCCACTGCCGCGAACCAAAGCATCTTCAGTGCTCGCGGTGGCTTAAACGTCTTCCGTGGTGGCTCTTGGTCCACTGTCGGCGCGAGCGGTTATGCACTTGACAATGCCACTGGTAGTCAGTCGGGCGAGATTATTCTCGAAAATGTTGACCTTAGTGGCATTGCGCCGACAACCTTCATCCAGAACCCGCCCGCGGCTCTTGTTCTTCGTATGTCGAGATGCAAGCTACCTAGCGTGGCTTCTACCTTCCTCCCGGCAAGCGGTGGCAGCGTACTCGGCTATCCCCAAATCAATTGGTTTATGTGTGACAACGGCACTGACCAGGAGAGTCATGGGCGCTCAGACTCCTCGGGCCTGCAGATCGACAACAAGGTAGTGATCCGCACCACTGGTGCGTCCGATGGTATAAATGGCTATTCCGAGCAAATCGCTTCGACGAGTAATGCCTCATTCGCTGCTCCATTCCAAAGTCTGCCGATGGAGATATGGTGTCAGACCATAAGCGCCACTCGGACCATTACCATCTATGGCATAGTAGTCAATGCGACGGTGCTTCCGACTAATGCCGATATCTGGCCGGAGCTACGCTATCTCGGCAGTGCAGCCTCACTCGTCGGCTCGCTAGCGACTGGTGGCATTGCCAATATCTTGGCGAGTGGAAGTAACTGGGGTGCTGACACTGGAGCATGGGATAGCCAAGTCGCGGCAAGACAGAACACTCATACCTACACCGTGGGCAATATCATCAAGGTCGCCTCGAACCCAGGGCGGATCTTCTACTGTACTGCTTCGAGTGGTAATACCGCAGGCTCGGAGCCCGTGGGCTATGCCAGTGCCGTAGATGGGGGCGCGGTCACGGATGGCAGTGCAACCTTCCGAGCGGGCATCAGGTTCGTCATGACTGTGAGTGCTAGCTCACCGGCGCCCCAGCTAGCCGGTCTGTTCTCTATCATACTCAAGGTGGCGAAGGCCAGTACTACCTACTACATAGATGCGATCACAGCCAATTCCCTAACATAATGCCCAATACGATACCAGTCTCGGGCGGTTTTGGCCTATACGCCCAGATGGGCACGGCTACTCCGACAGCGCCAGTGGTCCCGTATGCGGCCCGACGTCGGCTCTCGCCGGGCGGCACGCTGATCCTACCGAACCCAACAACTGGCCGCTTGGCAAAGGCTCTGGTCGCGGCTGGAGGCGGCGGTGCATCAACGACGTGGAACCCGTCGGACAAGAGCGCCACTGTCACACTCTCGGGCAGTAACCTAGTTGCGACAGTGGCTAGCTCGGGCTCTGATGCCGGGGCTCGTAGTACTACCTCGAAGACGAGCGGCAAGTGGGTCTGGGAAACCCAATTCAATTTCTCTGGTAGTAGCTTCGCCGATACTGGGATCGGCATCGCCAATGCCTCGGCAACCTTCCCCGGCTTGGGCGGGACGGGCACCAACGGGGCCGTGCTGTTCCTGAGCGCGAGCGGCCCGATGTACGTCAACAACTTCCACTACGGCTCGCCGGTCAACAGCAATTGGAACTCGGCTTCCTACACAACCATGTGGGCACTCGACGTAGGCAACAGTAAGCTATGGTTCGCCACATCGAATAACGGCCAATGGAACAACGACATCCTGGCCAATCAGAACCCGGCGACGAACACGGGCGGCATCAACTACGCTAGCCCCGGTGGCCTTACGGGGCCATTCTTCATTGCGTGCGTCATGACAGGTGCTAACGTCGGCCAAACCTTCACTCTCAATTGCGGCCAGAGTGCATTCGTCAACACGGCACCGAGTGGCTTCTCGGCCTGGGGTTAGGCTTTGGCTTCGGTAACTATCCCGAGACCATTTAGCCTTATCGTAGATGGGCCGGCCGGTATCATACCGCCGCCGCCCCAAACGCCGCTACCATATCCGCCGCCGTCCGTCATCAGGTTAGCTCGTAGGGAAGTAAAGACCCGAGAGTCGTGGGTCACTATCCCGTTCTTGATCCGAAGCCGTAGCTCGGGCACACTGCCTCCAGTCGGCCCGGTTAGAGTCGTTGGCGTCCCACGTGAGAGCTTCGTCGCCGGTAGCCCACAACTCGTCTTTCGGGGCCTGGTTCGGGAGACGCTACCAGCGGGGCTCAATCCCGGGCCATTGGGCTTCGCCGCTCTTGTCCGAGAGACCCTGGCCTCGGCCCCGCCGTCGCCTGGACCCATACCTGTGTTCCCGACACTACCGCAGGGCTTCCCGGTTAAGGTTGATATAGTCTTGGACACTATCATAGGCACGACCAAGAGCTTGCGTGAAGTCCGCGTGGCGATGCAGCAGTTCCCCCTATGGGACATAGAGCTTCGCTTCGAAGAACTCCGAGACCAGACCCAGAACATCATATCTGACTCACAATTTCCCGGTTACACAGAGTATATGAGGCTAGTGCAGCTTTGGCTCTCGATGTACGGCCAGGCTAATATCTTCGCCTTTGACTGCCCGTGGGATGACTCGCGCCTAGACCAACTCATAGGCGTCGGCGATGGATCGACCTACAAGTATACGATTGTACGAACTTGGGGCACTGGCGCACTAGCTACTGCGGCTCCTGTCGGCTTAGTCAATGTCATCACCAATGTCAAAATCGCCGGTGTGGCTACTAATACTCTGCACTATAAGATAGATCGTAATAAAATCTACTTTATCAATACCGTGACGAATATACCAGAGCCGCCGGCTATCGGCGCCAACATCACCATGACCTTCAGCTACTATTACCTTTGTCGCTTCGTCGCTGATGAGCAGGATTGGGAAGAGTTTGCGAAGAATAGATATACTGTGCCGAGCCTTAAGTTTAGGGCCGTGGTATGGCCTTAGTAGAGATATGTCATAGGGCGCCACTAAGAGATATGTCTAGCCATGGCCTACCTTAACTTTCCGAGTCCAACGCCAATCTTTCCGACGTTGCCACCCCTAACCTGGAGCGTGTTTAGAAAGACTCTAATGTCCTCTCGGGTCGCCATAGCTGCCACGGGCCGAGAAGTCCAGGTGGCCCAAGCGGCCTATCCTAGGTTCGCCTGGAAGCTCAGCTATGGCAAGCAGTCTTGGCTTCGGGAACGTACACAGAACATAACGCCGTGGCAGCCGCTCAATGCCTACACGGAACTTGAGACTATATCTGGCCTATATCTGGCTTGCCAAGGCCCATATGGCGAGTTCTACTACAGCGATCCAGATGATAACTCTCGGAAAGGTCAGTACATCGGCACGGGCAATGGACCCTATGCTCCGATGACGTATCAAGTTCCCGTGGGTTGGGGCACTGGTCCCTTCTCACCGTCCTTGTCATTCCCTGTCGGCGGTCTCAATGTCGTGAGTAATGTCTATGCTACTGGCTACGTTGGTTCATGGACTATAGGCGCCGATAACACTTCATTGGTATTCGGCGGTGTTATTCCGCCGCAGGGCATTATCACCGCCGACTTTACCTTCTACTACAGATGTCGGTTCTTGGATGATAAACTAAGCTTCTCCGAGTGGGCCACTAACCTCTGGGAACTAGCTGAAGTCAACTTTGAGTCGGTGAAATACTAATGCCCCCGGTATCGTTTCAGCAAAGCAATCTCAAGGTCTCGTACCAATACATCCAGTGGCTATTCCTGACCGACAGAGCAATCATAGGTCATGTGTATCAGTTCACTTCGGTCACTGGAGCCAATGACTACTTCACCGATATGGATGTTGATGTTGTGTGGAACGGGCAGACGTGGAAGTCTAGGTCCCTCCGGTTCGAGGGGCTCCAGCGCAAGATCGGGATTGGGCTGAACGTAGACGAACAAAGCCTTAAGATATGGGCCTATGGCGCTACGCCGGGGCCAGCGGATACCCTCTTCGGGGCGAACTTCCTAACTGGCGCCGAGTCAGGTCTACTAGACGGAGCGGTTATTCAGAGATGGCGTCTCGTCTGGCCCTTCAACACTGGTAACATACCGACTGACATCACCGGCCCACCAATCGCCGCTTGGCCTTTGTTCACTGGTTATATGTCAAGTATAACCGTCGGCGGCGCGGCCCATGTAGAGTTCAAAGTCAAGTCGGCCTTGGCCAGGCTAACCACGAATATGCCGAGAAACTACTTCCAACCCGGTTGTTTGTGGACCCTCTATGACTCGGGCTGCACTTTGAACAAGGCCAGCTTTGCTGTGACTGGCACTGTGGGGTCTGGCCCTACCTTGATGGTAATCCCTGTCTCTGGGGGCATAGCAAGCCCTACGGGGGCTGATGGCATAGCCACCTATGCCCAAGGGAGGCTCCAGTTCACCAGTGGCGTAAACAATGGCCTACAGGTGCTAATGGATAACAACGATGCCACAAACATCTACCTCGCCTATCCGCTCAATGCATTACCCTCAGCCGGAGATACCATAACCTATTACCCCGGATGTAGCAAGAGTTACAACACATGCAATCTGAAGTTCAACAACAAGGCGAATTTCCGGGGGTTCGACAAAGTGCCCCCGGTGGTAGTCAGCGCCTGATGACCGTCTCGGAACAGAGACAGGCCGTCGTCGCCGAGGCCATGTCGTGGATCGGCACGCCCTATATCAACAATGGCTGCATCAAAGGCCGACGTGGCGGCGTAGACTGTGCCATGCTCTTGGTCGGTGTTTATGGCAACCTGGGCTACTTACCGGAGGGGTTTGACCCCAGGCCATACTCGCCGCAGTGGCATGTCCACAAAGACGAAGAGAAGTACATGGATTATGTACGCAAGTTCGCCCATGAAATCCCAGGCCCACCGAAGCCGGGCGATGTCGCCATGTTCCTCATAGGCAAGGTCCATGCCCACGGCGCTATCGTCACCGAATGGCCCCTCGTTGTTCACGCTATGGGCGGCGATAGGGTCGAGTTAGAAGACGTATCGAAGATGATAATTGGCAAGCGCGCCCTTGGCAATGTGCCACAACGCTTCTTCACCATATGGGGCGATGAATGAGTTTTCTATTCGGCGGTACGACTAAGGTCATTCCCGAGTTCACGGGGCTTCAAGTCAATACGTCGGTTCAGGTTTTGCCTGTGCCGATCATCTATGGCTCGCCCCGAGTGCAGATCAACGTGATTTACTATAATGGCTTCATGGCGCAGTTAGTTAGTACCGGAGGCAAGGGAGCCCTGACCGGAGGCAAGGGTGGGCAGCAGGTCCAGTACAACGCGACGTTCATCGGCGCGGTGGGTGAGGGGCCTATCGGGCCTAACCAGATGATATATCTAGATCAGAACGTGTGGACACCGGCTACGTTCCCTGGTGGTGGGGCTAGCTATCATAATGGGGCAGCGGGCCAAACGCCGTGGAACTACGTTGTCTTCAACTGGCCTAGTGATGCCCGACCCTATCCCTTCACGGCCTATTGGGCCTTTCCCAATGCCCAGATCGATAGCTCAGCGACGATACCACAGATCAACCTCGTGATTAATGGCTTCCTCCACGGCACCAGTCCGCTTAATGACTCGACAATAATCATAACCACGGGTCAATACGATCCAAGTGGCAATCCACTCTCTTATATGGGGCCTATTCATCTCGGCACTTGTGACGCTGATCCTGGCGCTGTTATCTTAGACTTCCTCACGAACACCAGATACGGCGCTACTTTCCCCTTACAATGGGTCGATCAACTAACACTCTTGTCATCAGATCAAGCCTTCATCCAGAACTACGGCGATCAAGCTATCTCGACCTATTGCCAAGCCGTGGGCTTCGCCTGGAGTGATGTCATCAACAATGCCGAGGCAGCTAACAGCGTAGTCGAAAGATGGTGCAAGAACATAGGTGTAGCGCCCGTATGGAACGGGGCTAAGCTTAGGTTCATACCCTATTGGGATAGCTACGCCGATAAGAACCCCCATTGGGCAGCCTCTAATGGCATCGCAAAGAAGTACTTCAACCCATTCACAACGCCCGTGACGCAAATTACACTGGATCATATATTACAGAGCGAAGGCAAAGACGAACACCCAATCTCTTTCATTAGAAAAGATCCGATGGATGTGTACAACACCGTTCGGGTAGACTTCAGAGATCGCAACAACGCTTTTAATGACAACACCGCCGAGGCAAAGGATGAGGCACACATTGAGCAATTCGGCCCTAGGATTGACAACATAGGTTCGGCTAGGGAGTTTAGCCTAATGACCTATGCCAATACCGCTGCCCATATCTTGCTCCGACGTAACATCGCGGTGATGAAGACCTATACGTGGAAGATGGGGCCGCTCTGGGGTTGGCTCGACCCGATGGACTTAGTGCAAATCCCCGATCCGGCTAATCTCACCAACTTTGTCACCGTTAGGATAACTGACGTAGAAGATGATGACAACGAGATCGTGACTATAACGGCCGAGGAGTTCAATGTCGGTTCTCAGTCGCCTACGATAGTCCCGGCCACGGAGACCACACCACCTACGCAGGGCATGATGAACGTGCCCTCGTCCAATGTCTTCACGCCAGTCATCTTCGAACCGACACCGGCTATGCTCACCGCAACGGGGTTTGCGGTGCCCCAAGTTATCTTCGGCGCTAGTGGTGGCAATGGCCCGGGCTATACTGGTATACTAGATCCGAACTGGGGTGGGTGTTTCATCTGGGTCTCTTTAGATGGAGTGAACTATCAGCAGATAGGTGAGCTAGTCGGTCCGTCTACTATAGGCACCCTATCCGGTCCATTGCAGGCGGGTATGGGAGGCTTTCCCGACACTGGCTATTCAGCCCAGGTAAACCTAGCACAGTCCGATGGGGTGTTGCAGTCGGTGAGTGCCGGGGCAGCCCAGGCCGGGCATAGCATCTGCTGTATCCAAGACGCGAGTGGTTACGAAATCATTGCCTATGAGAACGCGACGCTAAGCTCGTCCTATACCTTTACACTGACTAGATTATATCGCGGCATGTATGGCACTACCACTAGGTTCTTCGGCACTGGTTCGCAATTCTTGTATGTGGGCTCTCAGGCTAATATCTTCGAAGATGCGTTGCCGCCGGGCTATATCGGCCATACGTTTTGGGTCAAACCTCAAAGCTTCAACTCAATGCGAAACTATGTCCAAGACCTCGGCACGGTCACAGCCTATCAATACATCGTAACTGGCGGTACGCCAACACCACCACACCCGCCGCCGATAGCACCGGCCCGGTCTCGCGCATATGCCTATGGATACCAAGGGAGGTTCAACGAAGTTATCCGCAGGGGAAAACGGAGGTTCTAATGTTATCTATCCTCATCTATATCTTGGTGCTGATCCTGGTCTTCGGCCTCTTAGGCTGGGTCATCAACCAATTGCCGCTTCAAGGCCCATTCAAGCAGGCAGCGATAGTTGTCCTCGCCATCATCTTCATCCTGCTATTGCTTGGGGCTGTGGGTGTCATCCCGATTGGCTACCCTCGTTGGGGTTAGCCTAGTAGTTGGCGCGGTGGGAGTGGGCTGGACCTTCGCGCCATTACGTAGTGATCCAGCCCAACCCGACCCGTAGTCCCCACTAGGAGGGGCGTTTCCGCCCCTCCGCTTTTTTCTTCGGCTTTGATTTCATCGTTACGAAAGACAACAGTTTATAGTCGCCGTCTCCCATCCAACTTCCGAGCACCTCAAAGGCCATTCCCAAGTGGTATGCTCGGCGAGCTGTCACAACAGTTCCCGTGTTTGATCTTGCCTCGATCAGGTAGCCCTCATCGTCCATTACTATGACGTAGTGGGGTCGGCCCGAGTCTTCCTTCTCGGGCACGACGCTTAGTAGACCTGTCTTCATGGCCCGGTCTCTCCGTCACTGACGAAGCAGTATAGGCTGTTCACTATCGGCCTGGCTTCGGCTTTCCTCTCCATTGACGTTCCCTTTCGATAAAGCACTAGTGCCGTGGGCTTTGGCGAGTTCGGTCTCTAGGATATAGATGCGGCATCTCGCCTCTAACTCCCTCCTGATGGCATTTGTCTTCTCCACCTCCGATCTCCACAAACTTTCGTTAGTGTTAGAGTCCTTGATTAGTAGCTCAGCCCGACGTTCTTGGCGGGCCAGTTTTGCCTTCAATCGGCGTATCTCTGCGTCCACCTTTGCCCCTCATTATTTGTGACCCAAGCCTTGTCATTGCCAACCCTCGTCTGTCATTGCTTTGGCCGATACGGCAGCACCCGGCGCTTTAGCTTGTGTACTACCGAGAGGATATCTAGTATCACTCTCAGCATTAGCAGCGCGGCATTAATAGCCCAAGATCGCGCTACTTTCTTTGTTTTTGTGACGGCTGATGATAGGCGAGAGAGTAAAGTCGGCCCTCGCGCCTTTGACTCTAGTTCCAACTCTGCCATAGACGTTCCCTCGCATGTGGTGAAACCTCAGCGGTGCGACCGGCAATGCAGGAGCGGGAGCCGAATTTGTTCAATTGGCCCTGAGGTGAGGGGACTCACGGAAGGGTATCGCACCACGCTATACCTGCTTTCTGATCCATTCTAGTATAGCTAGACCTTCCCCATAGCCGAGACCTAGTAGGGTCTCGTCAACTAAGTTCTGTGCCAGTAGTCGCCTACCGCCGCCGTCCAATCCCTCGCCGTTCTTTATCGAAGTCATACGCTTTGTGAACTCGCCGGGGTGGACTTGGCGCAAAGTTTCGGCGATTGCGGTCATCTGGGATTTCGACATAAGCATATAGGT